TTCTTTGTAATAATTAAATGATCATTGTCCGCCAACGAATTTCTCCCATGATATAAAGTCTCGCAGTTGCCATGTTCTTTGTTTCAATTCGGCCATAATAGATTCAATAACTGAAACGACTTCTTCATGGTAGACCTTTTTCTCCAATAATTTAATAAGGTCTTTGTCTGCCTCCAAGTAAGTATTAATGTCAGACTTCAATGCAAACTGAAAAGGTTCCCAACCATATTCAGTCAATTCATCTTGTGACATTTTGCCAGTAAAGTATTCCCATTTCACCTTACGCATACGTAGGTAATCAAAATGGGCTTTCTTTGATGCGATTTTATGTTTGGTCAGAATGCCAAGATACTTACTGTGATATACAGGTATCTTTAATAGTTCTCTGCTGGGTTCGGTTTGGTCGATGACTGCATCCGATTCCCACATTTTTAATATTATTTCAAGTGTTTCCATAGTTATTCATAATTGCCATAATCAAAACATTATATCACAAAAGTATTAAACTGTCAAGTATTTGTATGATTGATACCTAAATGTTGCTCTTGCGGTTATAATGGTGTCTGCGGATTGCGTAGTATCAAATACAATATCATTTATACTCAACGGGAATAAATTTGTATATTGTATTCTTAATACAGGATTGTTTAATCCACTTAGAATAGTTAATGTTGCGTCTGAAAAATGTTTGTTGTTTTGTAGTTCTTTACTACCGTTGCGTTTTTCAAAACCATCTGGATCAGCAATTGATGTGAACCAATCATATATGTTTTTCCATGATTGTAATTCTTCATCAACCAAAAATTCAACATCAAGTGGAGAATACGTTAGTTTGGTACCAGGTGAATACATGTCTAAGAATGGAGTGGCTCTATTAACCTCACCCAAAGAAACGCCCGGTAGATTAACCGACTGACAAAAATACTGTGTGGCCCTAATTCTATCGAATGTAAGTAAGAACTTGGTGGGTTGAAGTAAATTGGTATTTTCTGGTGCTCTGTTTATTGCAGTCATGTTATCTCCTCTATCAGTATTTAGGAGCCATAAAAAAAGGGACCCGAAGGTCCCTTTTAAGTGTCACTCTTAATGGTGACTCTTCCCATCCCTGGGATTACATCAAGTTTCTAACTGCAAAAATGCGATAGTAAACGTTTGTACGTGGGTTCAATGCACCGTTGCCAGATGTAAGACCGTTTGCGAATGGGTTTGCAACCATGCCGTAACGTGTCTTGAATCCAATTTTTGGTTGGAATGTGAACTGGTCAATTGCACGAACCATTTGTAGCGGAACGTATGGGCAATAGAACAAGCCAGCATCATAAGGTGAAGTACCTTTGTATCCAATTGTAACCAATTCTTGGTTGCTTGTGTAACCACCAAAATATGGATCAATGTATACTTTGATACGACCGTGTAACAAACCAGCAAATGTATTGCCTGTGTCATCAACTTGTAGATCAGCAGATAGGTTAGGTGTGTATTGCAACACGCCAGCCATTGCCATTGCGGAAGCAACGTCAGATGATACAATCATCACGTTACCTTTGCCACGACGAGTTTGCTTAGCAATTACGTTAGCATCACGTTCGATTTGGAAAATCAAACCTTTGAAACGTTCAACTGACCAACGACCGTTAGAGTCTGTGTCCAAGTCAAATGCACCAGCAGTTGTAGTACCATATTGAGCACCTGCAACAGCAGTTGTATAGATTGTACGGATAACTTCACGGTTGATTTCAGACAAAATTTCTGTAGAAAGGATGTTTGACAACTCTGTTTCTGCATCCAAGCCATGAATTGCCTTCAAGTCTTGTGCAAGTTCTAGAGAGTATTCAGCCTTCAAAGCACGTGATTGTGCAGTAACAGTAACTTTCTCAATTGAGAATGCCATTTGTTTGAAAGGACTATCTGTATCAGCACCCAATGCTTCAGCAGTTGCTGTTGTCATGCCAATACCAGTTGTGTAGTGGTTAGCAGTCAAGTCTGCAATAGGGTTTGTACGAATGTCTGTTGCGTTGTTACCACGGAAACCGTATGGGTTAGATGTAGACAATGCACCAGAGAATTCTGTATTTGCTTCGCTATAGAATGCTTCGTTTGCGTTGTTTGGTGAACCTGTTTGTGCATCATAACGAGCACGCATTGCAAAGATCAAGCCGGTTGGGCCTGTCATTGGCTGAACGCCTGCAACATCATATGCAATCAAGTTAGGCAACGCACGGCGAACCAAGCTAATCAAGATTGGATCGTAGTTAGAAATGCCAGAACCTGTAACGTTTGTTGGAGCAGTAGAAACTGCTGTTTCGTTCAACTGTGAGTGAGCAGCTGCCATTTCACGTTGTTGGTTTTCCAAAACAAGTGCTGTAACAGCTTTCTTGTATGGGTCTTTGATGGACTCTAGGCCTTCGTGCTCAAGCACAGGTGCCCATTTTTTTTGTAGTTCTTCGGTTAGATACATTTAGTGTTCTCCTTATTAGTATCTTTTATTGGTAAAGTTTATTTATTTAACCAATGATTTAGAGATTGTTTGTGCGTATTGTGCAATTGCAGGATCAACAGATACCGATGATGGTTTCTTGTCTTCCTCAACTTCCACTGCTTCGTGCAATACAGAACTTTGAATCGCTTTAATTGGAGACTGGAAGTATGAATCTACCAATGTTTCCAATTTACGACCAAATTCCTCTTCTGTGGTAAAGTCAACACTCTCTGCGAGTGATTTCAATTTTTCCACTTGAGTCTGCGTTAGGCCTTCACATACTGCATGTATAGCCTCTGTTTTTTTGTATTCGTTAATTTGTTTCTTCATTTGAACGGCAGTCTGAATCTGTTCGTTTAATGAGTCTTCTAATTCTTCAACCTTGTCTGTCAATTCTTCGACAACGTTTACTTTTTCTTCTGGAATGTCAATGTAGTGGTCTTCGAACAAAGTTTTCATACCACGGATGAAATCTTCAACGATTTCGGCACGTAGTCCTTTTTCGATTGCCAATTGGTTTTCTTTGAACCATTCTTCTGACATGTAGTTAATGTAGTCATCCAATTTCTTAGATAAATCTTCTTTAACTTCTTCAACTGAAGCTTCGAATTCTTCGTACATTGCTTCTTCAACTTCTTCCAAAATGGCTTGTGAACGAGCAATAACGGCTGCTTCAAAAATTGTGGTTGCTTTTGTTTTGAATTCTTCGGACAATTCTTCACCAGAAAGTAATGCACCAACATCTTGGTCCATCTGTTCTTTCATTTTTTGTTTCTTCATCATTTTCTTAATCATTGCTTTGTCTTCTCCAGCATCTTCGTGGCTTTCTTCAGCAACAACTTCTTCTTCTTCATCTTCTTCTGTTCCTTCAGCATAAGATTGGAATGTTGCACCTGGATTTGCTTGCATCATTTGTGGTGCAAGTTTAGCTTTGATTCTGTCACGAATGGCAGAATAGTCTGTTGCAGCTGCTTGAACAGCTTTGTGCTCAGCACCTTCTGAATCGGCAGGACCAGATAGTTTGCCGCCAGGTTGTGAACCGACAGGTGGTGTTGCGCCAGGAGGTGTAGCTGTTGGAACACCTTTGGTGTAATCACCAGTTTCGTCATCTTGTTTCTTGATTTCACCAGCAACTTCACCAGCATCTTTTGTACCATAGGCAACAGATGTAGGTAGTTTAGATGAACCTTCTTTGTGGCCACGAGCTACAGAAGCTTCAAAGTTTTCCTTTGCGCCTTCTGTAAGAATTGATTTAGCGGCGTCTGTCAGATTAAATTTTCCCATTTTGAGAATCTCCTTGATTTTATATTGGATATTTATAATTAAAGTTTTTTGATGAAGTTTTCGAATATTTTTAAACTTACACGTTCAATGTCTTTACTAGAAGCTTGTTTGATTTCTCTCTTAGCTTCTTCGTACTGAACCTCAGTCCATGATCCGTTTACCATCATCCACTCTTTACCTTCCATAATACCTTGTACAAAAGCACCAGGCGCAGAAGGGTCTGCTACAATATCTGCCGCTGTGGCCAGATGAAAGTCATCTTGAACTATGTTAACACCGTTGATAGCTTTGAGAGAACCCATACCACGGGAAGACACACCTAGTTGTGCGCCACCTTCGATAAGACTTCTTGCAATGTTACCCATTGGTGTTTCAAGAATTTTAGCTTTGCCTATCCAAGCAGTTCCTTCTTGACGTAATCCCACAATAATGTGAGACACACGATCCAGATTGATAGATGGGGTGTCTGGATGTCCCAGTTCACCAAAGGCACGATTTTTATCAA